TCGTCGTAATACTCTACAACTACAACACCTTTACCATTATCGTTTTCCCATTGTTCTTGTTGGTCATCAAGTGTCATAGAATAAAAACTTTCTCCTGCAGGTTCAGGTTTTTTAGTTCTATCATCTGCTTTTAATGCAGTAGCATGTTCAGGATAAATCTGCATAAGTTTGTACAAAGGTATTCTTCGTACATAAGCTATCTCATCAGGTTGTTGGTCAGCACCTAAATGTCCAGGATAAGTATTGTATGGGTCACGTAGTTCTGCATAAGGAAAATAATTTCCATCAACATCTTTAATTGTTTTTATAACCCATGAGATATAACCATATCCAGGAAGCCATCGTGATACCTGACCTAATTGTTGTTTAAGTTTTTGTTTGTCATCATAAGAAGATACAATACGTTCTAATTTCTCTGCTCGTTTTCTAGCACGTTCACTATCTTTGTCATTAACTCTATCAACACGTATGTCAGGTACTCCTGAAATCTTTTGTGCTAATCTATCTAATCCTGATACTAAAAGATTTGGTGCAGGTAAAGTATCTGCATCCATGTTATCCATGTTTGGTCCAAGCAATGCTCTCATACCATCGATACCACCATCCATAATTGAACGAATACGATAACGCATAAGTTGTTGTTCTGCGTTGTTATCCATTAAGGCATTAACATTATCTAAAATAGTTTTAATGTTTTTTTTCATTATCGCCATGGTGCTTCGTTCCAATCATTAATGTCCCAGTCGCTAAAACTAGGAGTGTAATCTAACCCTATCATTGCTGACCTCTCTTTAGTCAATCTTCTAAAAATCTTCATAGGAAACCACGAAGCCATGACTAAGTCAGTTTTATGCTTAGTTCTTCTGTTCTGTGGTTTGCCATCAAAGTAAACCAACTGTGACTTATAAGCACCAACTTTGTCACGACTTAACGCATCGCCAACTGGTAAATGTATACGCCCTTCTTCGAACAATTCACTCATCGCACCAACTCCGAACATTGGGTCATGTTTATTTGTACCAGTCTTTGTTCCTGTTAATACAATACCACATTCATACGCAAGTTTCTTTATCTTTTCGTCTTGTCGTATAGCAGTCTGAAAACCATTTTCTTCAATAACCCATTCTTGTAATCTATATTGTTTAAACCATTTCTCTATAATCTCATACGCTGCTTTAGTTCCACCACCTTGTCTGTTGTCGTTATCAATCATGTAATATTCTCTTTTAACAACATCATATCCCCATAGGAATGCAGCTTGATGTCCACTTGATGCAGGGTCTAATCCTGCTACTAAATGTAAATTTCTATTTGGTATTTGTCCTACCACTAAGTTAGGTCGATAACAATTTTCAATATCTTCTAAATTAAAAATTGTCATACCTACGCTGTATGCTTGATTGAGATACACCATATCAAATACGTTCCTACCACCAGTAGTTTCTGCTGCAGCCATACGTGACTTTAACCATTTGTACGTTCTCTTGCCACCCCATAACATACAGTCAGTATGTCCCTCTATATCTTCTTCAGGAATAGTACACTCCAGGTCATGTGCTGTTTCGACTATGTTTTCGTATTGGTCGTTACCTAACAAATGATGATACAAGTCATCAGGATGTTGTCTTGAACCAATTACAACAATAGCTGTGTGTTCCTCTTTACGTGATGATAGAGTAGTAGTCCACCAACTTCTAGTATGTTCTCTGTTACTAGGTTGGATAGTTGTAGAATGGTCTTCAATGTCGTCTGCAATAATAATGTCACAGTCACGAGATAGAATTTTACCTCCCTTACCAACTGCTACCATTGTCGGAGATTTAATACCTGTCACTGTTCTAGTAGCAACAGTAAATTGATTTTGTGACCAATTCTTACCACTACGTGTTTCAGGTTTAAAACTACGGCTAGGACCACAGAAGTCTTCTATCAACGCTCTATTGCTATCTAAATGGTCTAATACAGCCGATACAGCGTTCTTGGCAATGTCTTCGTTACCACCGACCCACATGATACGTATGTTCGGATTACGGATGATTTGCCACACGGCAAAATGTACTAACAGTTCCGTCTTACCGTGACGTGGAGGAGATAGTATTACAAGTTCTTTTCCGTTTTCTATAGCGTCGACAATCGAATTAATCCATTTCAAATGAAAGTCAGCAGTTTCGTATTTATCGCCAGTTTCAGTTTTAAAATATGTATCTCTAAACGTCGAAAAATTTTTTGTAGTTTCTAAGGCTTCTTCAGATATTTCCCAATCCTCTTGCAGTCCTGCATTAAACTGGTCTTCTTTCATTGCTGCTAGTAAACGAGAGATAGTAGCACTGGTTGTGCCTAATATATCAGCAGCATCCTTTTGGTCCATTTCTCCTTCAGCTACTAAATCAGCTATCTCTGACTTCCTGAAAGCATCATAGAGAGGACCACGACGAGCAGATGCAGCAGTATCTCTTTCTGCATTAATAGGTTTAATTTCCTCTTTACCCCTACGCCTGTTTCTCATATATTGAGCAGACTGACAGTTATCAGAACAATACTTTCTTCTACCTTGGGGTAATTTTTTCTGACAACCTACTTTGCCACATCTTATGTTTTTTGCCATAATCCTAACTAACTTGTGTTATCTTTTTAATTATGGTATAAATGATAGCAACAAACAAGTTTAACGGATAAAACTTGTACAGGTAAGAGCTATCGGACGGCAGAAAGGTCAGCGACTTTAGAAAATAAAGTGACTGGGATTACCACAAACTGACTACCCAAGGCAACTTGTAACGTTAAATTTCAAATTTTTTTTCACGTATACCGTATATGTCCGTTACTGCCCTTAATGGCTTACGTTCAATAAATAAAAGGTTTTTTCTCCTTTTATCGGACGTTTACCAATAAATAAATTACAGGGTACGTATATACACATGGCTAACCGTAGGTTAGCATACGTGGGTCAAAGGTTCTGTCTGACGGTTCGTTGCTAATGCAACGTTCTCCAACTTTTGACGACATACTATATGTTGTACCACAACATATAGTATCACTAGATATGGTATGGTTTGATTGAACAATACGTAGTATTGTTACGGTTTGACTTCCTTTGTCGTGGAATAAAACATATAGTTTTACTTCGATACAAACTGTTTCATCTGCACGTCCAAGTGTACGAACTGCCTTTAAAAATACTTGATACGTAGTGAAAGTATTTTTTAAAGAAAGGCTGACAAATGACAACGATTGCATTTCAATCTGATGAACTCTGTTCATCATGTGGTTATCTTAGCGTAGCTAAGATTGGTTACTCTACCTGTAGGTGTGAGGAAACAGTGCTTTGCACTGAAGATTGTAAGCTGTACTGTGGCTTGTAATAATTTATATATTTATTCACTATGTAATAGTGAAGTAAATAAATATATAAGCGATGGAAAGGATTGCGAATGAAGAACTGTAAATTTTGTTCTACAAAATTCAAAGCTAGTGGTAATCAAGCTACTTGTGTAGCTTGTAAAGTAGCGTTTGCTCGTGGACGTAAGTATCGCAGAGCGATACCCGAACCAAACAAGTGGCGAGATGAAAACGGTCATATCATTGCTGATATGGAAGTTCGCCTACAAGTGCAGGAGGAAAATACTCCTTTTTGGCTTTTTAAAGCCAAAGCTAAAGCACATGCCGTTAACTGTCCCAATGGCTTTATAGATAAAGCTATTGACGGATATGACAACTGTTGCCGTATATAAAAATATCTGATACTTGTGAAGATATTTTTTATATAAATTTCGTGGAAAGGACGATATGCTAATCAACAACATGGTATTCACTGATGAATACTCCGAACTATATAACGACTATGTCGAATATGGGCAAGATATATTTGCCGAACTTGACAGTGGTTCTACCACTGTTGCACCTATGTGGGAAAGGTTCATGGACTATGAAACTGATAGTTTCATCGAACAGTCTATTGATGCCGAACTAGACATGCTATTCGGTAAGAATAGAACTGAACCACGTTGGTATTACATCGACCTCATGCAAATCAGTGACGATGTCACTGAAGATGTTATCGAAGAAGATGACACGGAAGATATTTATGTATAAATATCAACCACTAATTTTAATTATTCTTACGCTAACTGCGTCTTACATGGCGTGGTTAGTGTTCAAGATTGCATGTGAAGAAATTTATTATAATTTCAAAGAAATTATCCACGAATGGAGAAACAATGACTAAGAAACACTACACACTAATAGCTGAAGCTATTAGAAATGCTATGAAAGATAGCTTTTTCACACTTGTTTCAAGTGATGAAGACAAAGATATAGCCAAGAACTATGTTCTTGAAACGCTAACTAACGTTATCTTCCAAATGTCTTTGACATTTGAACAAGATAATCCTAACTTCGACAGACGTAAGTTTGCCGACGCTTGTATGATTAGTAAGAACTAATCATAAACATCTACATACACCTGTATGTAGCTTGTAGTACATACAAATAGCACGAACATTATCCACGAGAGGTAATGGCGTGGTCGAAGTCCAAAGGACTTTGTAAAAAGAACCTGAAAGAAGCCTATACGTGTACTACAAGCTATTTATAGCTTGAACGTAAACAGAAAGGATGATTGTGTTAAACGATTATGAATTTTATAAAGCGATAACAGGGTTATCGGACGAGGATTTAGAACTCGACGAAAACTCAATGTTAGATTGTGGTAATTGTTTTAAACAAATACCAAAATGGATATTGAAAGACGCAGGTAACGTTATATTCCTACGTGATTATGATTGTGAAAACTGTGGCGAACCTTTAGGTTTGTAATGAATGTTCAATTAGGGTGGGGTAAATACACTACAGAAACTATAAGTTCTGACTTCTATTACGGCTTATGCAGTGAGTTAGATGACATTCTAAGCACGTGTCAGTATGCAATGGAAGACGAAGATTATGAAGAACTTGAAAATGATATAAACAATCTACAAAGTAGATTACGTTTACTAGTTAAATAGGAGAAATTAATGAAATTAAAAGACTTACAAATAGGTGGCTACAGCGTAGCTGACAGGCTTGAATTAACCTTAGCTAACCTAAGATTTCAAAAAGACGAAGTCATGTGGGATGACTATGAAAAACTTGAATTAATACTAGAAGTATTAAGAATGATTGAAAGATACGAATTAAACAAGGAGTTAAAACTTGAAAGTTAAAGAATTTAAAGACATAATAGCATGGCTAAGTGACCCTGATAATGATATTATCAATGGTTCTTTAGAACGTGCTTTATATGTAGCAAAGCATGAAATGGGCATGACAGACGACGCTATTTACAAAAACGTTACACCTTTAGGCATGACGCTATATGAAGAATGGGCTGAACGTTATGCTAGTTACACCAATTTAGTAAATTGGGCAAGAAAACATCATTTTCATAAATATGACAATGCTTACTATATGAGTAAACATCCGATATTTGGTTGGAGTAATTAAAAATATCTGATACGTAGTGAAGATATTTTTTATTAAGAAAGGACGACATGACTGATTGGAAGCAAGTGTTAGCAAAACACCAACAAACATTAGCTATGCTCGAACAAATGTTCGACACTAAAGACTTTGGTACAGAGTACGAAAGCGTATCTAATCATTATCAATATGGTAATGATTTCGGTATAGAATGCGAGTATTGTAACGTGGATTTAGCAGACGCACCTAGCGACATCTATCATAATAGCGAACTTGACACGTTTCTCTGTGAAGAAGATTGTGTAATAGGCGATATTCGTAACAGAATTACGAACATTAAAGTTTTATCTATACCAAACATTGAACAGCTTATAGCTGAGGAGGAATAATGGAAGACTTAAAAACTATGAGAGTAGAACTAAAGTTCTACGTAGATGTAGACTACATGAAACTACAGGACGTAAGGGACACGTTAGATGACGTGATAACTAGAACTTTGTTCGAGTTTAATTATCTAAATCCTATTTTAGAACCACATAAGTGGAGAATAATAACAGAAAATAAGGAAACTGATTACATACCGTATTACGAGGAGTAAAAACATGCAAGTAATTGACGAAAAATGGACTGATGACGGTCAGTTTTACACTGTAAAAACTATGCCGTGTATTCACTGTGGCGACACAGGTCTTATTGACGTGGAAGCACAGGGATTGTTTTATTACAATCAAGGCAGACTAATACAGGACTGCTTTCCAACTATGTCCAAAGGACTTAGAGAACAACTAATTACAGGCACTCATCCTCAATGCTTTGAGGAAATGTTTGCTGAATGGGAGGACTAATGGCTAAGTTAGAAGTGTATGCTTACACGCAAGATAAAAATAATCCTACGTTGAAAACTGCACAAGAATTACTTACAACTGTAAGCAATCTTTTAGGTGGTTTTGTAGCATGGATAGATTTAGTTGATGAAACAAATACAACTGTATTTGAATATGAAGATAAATTGGAGGAAGAATAATGGCTGAAGATAAATTTAATTATTATAAATTTATGGAAGAACTTAAAGAAGATTTCATATATGAAATTGAAAACAATTTTGACGGTGTACCAACTGATGATGAAATCACAGACCGTATACACGAATACGCAGATAGCAGAACACCTATATATTATTCTGATATTATCAGAATGGCTGTAGAAAGTGACGAACATTGGGATATGTTCTTCCACGAACAAGTAGGAGAAAGTTCAGTTGTAGATTTTCTACAACACCAATGGTACGAAATAATTGCTAATCACATTTACAATGTAGCTTACGAATACATCGACGCTAGAAATAAACGAACTGCTTTAGCAGAAGAATAAACCTGTTGCTAGGTTTATATAATATATCTGATACTTGTGAAGATATATTATATAAGTTTATGAGGAGGACGAATGATTGATTGTTTATGTGGAAATCACATGACTAAAGTTGGTCTATTCGCCAACGTAAAGTCCAAGACTTTAATATCTTATATGTGTTTCACTTGTGGTGCAACCACAGTGCAATGCGAACAAGCCAAGCGTATTGCTGTGTAGCAATGTGCAAGGCACGTACTTGTTAGACGTATGTTCTAACGTATCGAATTACTCACCAAGTTAATTCACGATAGTACATCAATACCATACTGTTGTATGCCTTACAAACACACATGTCCCTGTTTGTATTTGCACCTGTCACTGTGCGATGTCCCTGCACGAATACTTCTGACGGAATTGCATCGATACTATGAACGGCTCACAGAAATGTGAATGCGTTGACGTGTAGTCTACTTGTACCTGCCTTGCAGATTGCTACCTACCTAAACTGATACGTAACTATACGTTACAATCCCCTGTTGTACGTAGTATAAGTAGTAGGTAGCACATGGGTGTGATGGGTTTAGTATCAAGAGTTTGTTTACTCTCTTTCGCTTGATATACGAGGGTTCAACTCCCTCCACATCCACTATGAATAAAATAATAAATCGTTATTGGTGGTACAGAGGACTACTAATAACAAAACTAAATAACATACATGCTAAGTTACACGTGACATCGTGGGACAAATTATATGATTGGTATTCATACCAAATCGAATTAGCTTTAACAAAATGGGAGGAAACCTAATGTCAAACACACAATTAAAAGAAGTCATTACTGACTTATACAATAAAATACACGTGCTTTCTACAATACAGAATGTATTGATGGAACACATTGCAGATGATAACCAAGAACTGCAACTAAAAATAATGGCTCATACGTTTGCAATAGAAGGCTTCCGTAATAGCTTTACAGACTTTGTATTTGACAAAGTAGATAACGACGATGTAAAAATATTCGTTACCGAAATGAATATGATGGCTGAACAATTTAAAACTTTACAAGAGGAGGAATAATGCGACCAAGAACTGCATGGACTTTAGAAAACATAGCTGATTGGGTAGCTAAGTACGACGTAATACATAAAGCAGGTACTATGCGTGACCCTTATGACTACGGTACATGGTTGAACATCATACAACGTGCGTCATTAGATTATGTTGACAGCTTACAGGAGGAAGAATAATGAATAAAATATATACAGTATTTGTATCTTTTCACGCAAAAGATGACATACAAGCAGAGAAATTTGTATTAGATATGCAACCAAGTGATTGGTTGGAACATTTAGAACTGACAGAGGAGGAATAATGCCGAACTTATATTATGTAAAGTATAACGCAGAATACGAAGCGTACATACCTGCTGATAGCGAGGATGAAGCAGTACAAAAAATTAATGAGATTACTGATTACGGTACACATGTTAACAGAGTTAGATATAACGGTGGTGGTTGGTATCTCGAAGAAAATTTAGGCGAACTCATAGAGTTAGACCAAAGTAATCCTGATGAACAGGATGACTTCAATACACACAAGACTGCGTATGGACAAGGACACTTCGGCGAAGCCGATTATGGTGTTTGGTTCGACGCTTAACAGAAAGGAAATTATATGGCTGGGTACAAGAAACCTAGAAAATATAACAAATTAGAAGACCGTGCTATTGCACGAAAAGTTTGGATGAAACAAATAACCAAACAAAATGAACAACGTGCAGAGAGATATGATAAGTTTCAACGTGTTATCGATATGCACAAACTTATGGTAATGAGTGACGGAGGACAAACTAATCAGTTTATCGTAGAACCTATGGGTTCTAGCTTCGTACACTTCTTACTTAACAAAGCTGTCGATGTTGTTGACATCGAGATAATGCGTACGTTAAGTGGAGATGAGGAAACAGGTGTACTAGTTACACTATTTGCTGACGCAAACTTTCCTACTTCCATATACAATGTATATGCTAAACTTGACGAACAGTTAGTTGTACCTACTATCACGATAGTAGAATAATTACCTACCGTTGTCACGCAAGTGATGACGACCATGCTACGTGGGTTGG